TCGTTCCAGCTTTGTGGAGCGATGAAGTAGTTGCAGTATACAAATCGAATTTGGTTCTTGCCAACCTAATTCGTAAGCTTAATCATAGAGGCAAGAAAGGCGACACTATCCACATCCCGACTCCCGCCAGGGGCACGGCTGTGAATAAGGTCGCACAATCGGTTGTGACGCTACAGCCGTTTGTCGATCAATCTGGCGTTGGTGGTATTACTATCACCATCAATAAGCACAAAGAGTATTCACGACTCATTGAAGATATCGTTGATGTGCAAGCATTGCCTTCGCTCCGTCGGTTCTATACCGATGACAGCGGATACGCAATTGCGAAGCGCGTTGACCGAGATATCTATTTCCAGCTAGGTTCTGGTACGACTGTATTCGGCGCTGCCGGTACTTTCATCGAAGATCCTGCGACTGGTAACGTGCTCGCTTCAAGCACTGCTTCTCTGGCGGTTGGTGACGGCCAGACCGTCTACAATCCGTCGGCGAATGCTAACGCAGGTAATGCTTCGGACCTTACCGATCTCGGTATCCGACGCATGATCCTGAAGCTCGATCAAGTCGATGCGCCTATGGCGGCTCGTTACTTGGTTCTGCCTCCGGTAGCTAAGGCTCTGCTTTTGGGCGTTGCTCGCTTTACGCAGCAAGCGTTCACTGGTGAAGCCGGTGCTGGTAACTCAATCCGCAATGGCCTGGTTGGTAACGTGTACGCTGTTGAAGTGTATGTGTCCAACAACCTGCCTAACATCTTCGCCACTTCTGGCGCAGTTGGTGGATCGGTTGGCTGGCTCTTGCAGCGTGATGCGACCGTGCTTGTTGAGCAGATGGGTATCCGTACTCAGCAACAGTACAAACAGGAGTTCCTTGCGGACCTGTTTACTGCTGATATGATCTACGGTACTGGTATGTTGCGTGGTGGCTCTGCCATCGGCTTCGTTACTAACAACCTGCTTGATGCTTAATCCCTAGTGGATTCGGGGTAGGGCAACCTACCCCACCTTATTCATGGAACCTATAGCCCAGCTAAAACTTGCTCATTGGCGCTCCGTTCAAAAAACGTCGAGCTACGCCATACAAGGGCAGGATTCGCGATCTGGGTTCTATAATCTCAATGCGCCGACGAATATAATACTTACGCTACCTCGCGCAGTAGTCGGCGGAGTAGCCTTACAATACAAGTTTCTTGTATCAACAGCGCACACTATAACAGTGACTCCTAAGATAGCCACAGATACTATTCGCGGTAAAGCCGCAGGCGCCTCGGCGACTAACGCCACTCCGGGAAGCTTCCTCTCATTGATATGTGTACAACCGGGCTTCTGGGAGCCAGAAATTAACAACGGATCGTGGTAATGGCTAGTTTTACGATGAGACAGATGCTCGTGAAGACACTCACTAATATAGGTGAGCCTGTCTCTGCCGCGTCTGTTCCGGGAGTAGGTCTGCCGATCACGGATACGTATCAACTCCAAGTTTGCAACTTCATTAATCATATTAAGGAAGAATGTGAGCAATACAACCAATGGTCTTCCCGCTGGCAGACATACACCATGTCCTACACCACAGGGAATACCTCACAACAAATCATCGACCAGGGTGGCTTCTTCTTACCGGCAGGTGCACAACCATGGTCCGGGTCGTCAGTCGTTCGTCAGCAGAATCCCAAGATGGGGCGCGAGGTCGCGCTAGTCTTCGATATTACGACGTTCGGTATTCCCTTCGTCCTAGATGAAATGCCACTAGCTGACCTACTATACTACAATACGGTACTTAACCAGACTCCTGTGGCCTATTCTACGAACTTCGTATTTCAGGATCTCGGTAATGACAACATCCAATTGCGAATGTATCCAGGGGCCAACTCCACAAGAAACATTCAGCTTACGCTGTACAACCCACAGCAATACATCGATCCCACTAACGGAACTGGTAACCAGGTGGATATCTGGAATACCGGAACGACCGGGATCTCCTTCACGACTGGAGTCGCCCTCGGAGCTACGTCCGCTACTCTCTCCGTCCCCTGGCCCTATGCCTCCGGCTCGTACTCTACAACCTTCAGCGGTGCTAATACTGGGTCTTCTGGGATTGTAACGCAGACGGTGACAGCTACATTTGCTAAGGGGTTAACTACATGTTCTTGGACCCCTGCCCTAACGTCTAACCTATTTGTTCCTACTGTCACTGTGCAGGGCTTCTTGTCCGGGGGCATGGGTGCGGATTCGCCGCTTATTATGCCGAATCGTATCGTTGAACTCGGCGCTGCCTGGTACGCGCTGGCGGAGCGTGGAGAAAGCCTCGGCGCTAATTCCATGTTCTCTGAAGACAAATATCGCAGAGCAATGGATGATCTCGCCGGAGCAGATAAGAGTTCTCGCGGCGATCTGATAATGGTCGTTGCGTAATGACGATTCAGCAGTCGCTGACACAGACTCTCGCGCAAGTACTTCCGTCTGATCAAGTACAGCCAGTAGATTTTGTTACTCCAGGTAATCGAGGACTGAATACAGTGGAATCTGGGTCTTTGATGGACCCGAGCTACTGTGTAGTTGCGACTAACGCAGTTATTGATATCTCTGGGCGGTTAGCCGCGCGCCAAGGCGCGAATCCCGTAACCTTTGAGTCTAGTTCGCTAGCATGGGCGACTCCTCCGACGGGCTCTAGTGCGACCCTAGCACTCGTATGGACTCAGGCTAGCGGACCCTACATCATCACATTCAGCACCGGGGAAGTTCGCCTCGGTACCTTTACGAACGGCTCGTTTGCTGTCACATGGACTGGCGCATTAACCACTACTCCGACAGTTAACTTTTCGGCATCTGCCGGTGCGGCTAGATCTATTACGTTCACGGCTCCTCCGACGGGAGTTTCCGGCACTCTTACGGCGAACTGGACGCAAGCGACTGGCTCGTATAATACAATGTTCAGTGACGGAGAAATTCGCTCTGTAACGCTGACGAATGCATCTACAGCAGCTACATGGTCACAAGCTATTTCCGGTACTCCGCAAGTAACTGCTACGGTAGTGTTCTCTATACAGGGCTTATTTGAGTACAACTCTGGTGGTGGAGTCTATCAGCAGATCCTTTCGTGGGCGGGCGGCATAAGCAATAACCCGAACAATCCGAATAACAACTTAGGCGGAGCAGTTAATGTCGCTAATGGCCGTTGGTTCTTCCAAAACTTCAATAATAAGTGCGTCGGCTTTCAAGTCGGCCAGAAGCCAATCGTCTATACCGGAACAGGTACGTTCGCCACTGTCGTTGAGAGCGCAGGTACTGCGCCGACTGGCGGAGTCGGTTGCGCCGCCTTCGGGCGCATCTGGGGCGTGGACGCGGATCTTCAGACCGTTAAGTACTCAGGACTATTAGATGAAACAGACTGGAGTCTTACGGATGGAAATGCCGGACTTATCGACATGCACACAATATGGTCTGATGGCACGGACCAGGTTACGGCAATCTTCGCATTTAATGCGGCTCTCGTTGTCTGCGGCACAAAGCATATCATCTTCTTCACCGACGGAAGAGGATCTATGCTTGGCATGGACCCGACTCAAGCATATGTTTTCGACATGCTCGCTGGGACCGGATGTGTCTCTCAATGGACAGTCGATCATGTAGGCGAAGCGGATGTCCTGCTTCTGTCGCCGAATGGTATACAGAGTCTACTCCGTCTTACGCAGAATCGTAATAACCCAGTAGAGACGCTTAGCAAATATAATCGTGATACGCTCTTGGAGCAGATACAGGCGGAGATACCCGCTAATATATCCGGATGCTTCAACAATCTCACCGGATTCTATATCTTAGGATTGCCTAATACCGGCGTAACATGGTGCTTTGACCAGCGCCGAAAGTATATGGACGCTCAGAATGAGCAAGTTTCAATCACCACTATCTGGACGATGGCTGTCACAGCCTGCTGCTCTTTCATTGCTAATCAGCAGTTATTCATCTCTCGTGCAGGGCAAGGTACCGTCTGTAACTATTCCGGATTCTCCGATGAAGGTGCTACCTATCAGTGGGCCTACCAATCCCCCTGGATGAATCTCGGACAGAACATAGCGCAGCGTCTTAAGATGCTGAAACGACTACTGCTGATTCTATTTATGGCTGGGGGAGCTTCCTTTACAGTAACTTGGGCTGTAGATTTCAGTTCAGTGCAGGGTTCCGCTACGCAAACAGTCGCAGCATTCGGCACTAATTCCCAGTACGGTATCGGTCAGTATGGCATCGCACAATACGGCGGCGCTAGTAATCTATTTCCATGGAAATATGCCGCACATATACGCGGCCAGTATTTTCAACTCGGATTAACAACAATCGTAAGCGGAGTATTTGCCTTCCAGCAAGCGCAATTCGCAGCGAAAATCGGACGCATAGCCTAAATGTCAAACTACGTTCAAACTACATTCTTCACACCGAAAGATACTTTGCCGACGACTAATCCGGCGAAGACGATCTTCGGCGCGGCTTATGATGTGGAATTCGGTAATATAGCGTCTGCTATTCAGTCTAAATACGACAATACGACTACTGCTCCGTCTTTACTATCCCTAACAGTTGGTACTCCTACTGGCGGAAATCTCGGTGCAGGATCTATTAATGCACAGAGCATCTTCGTCAATAACGTCGCTGTAGTGCTTGCTGGCGGTGCCGTTACTTCGATTACAGGTACAGCTAATCAGATTGCTGCTTCAGCGAGTACTGGCGCTGTGACGTTGAGTCTCTCACCAAACGTTGTAATTCCAGCGCCCGCGAGCAGCAACGGCCTCACGATAAATGCAACGACCGGGCAAGTCGGGCAACTGTTGCTACAAGGGTTCAGCAGTGGAGCGGGCACGTTAGAAATTAATATCTCCCGCACTTCGTCTACAAACACAATCGGCGGCGGCCCAGGCATTCAGTTAAACGACGGGACAGTCGCCAACACTTTTGCGATTCAATCCGGCGCGGGATCTTTAGGCATATGGGCTTTCGGTACCGGAGGGTGGGTCGAAGGCACTACCTTTGGGAAAAACGGCAACGTAGTCATCAACGCACCAAGCAGCGGTATTACGCTAGCTGTCACAGGGGGCGGTGGCGGAGCCACTATATCAACTAGTGGTCTGTCAAGCGCGAATCAGATTCAAGACGTTCTTATATCGCGCTCTTCATCGGCTAGCATCATTCAAGAAGGACCCAATATAACATTTAGCGATGGCACCACCGCTAACCTGGTTGCCTTACAAGACTCACTAGGATCATTTCAGATTTGGAATTTTGGAAGTAGTTCGTGGCAGACCCGCGTCACGGTAGCACCTGATGGCGGACTATTCATGCAAGGAGCCACTGGAAGCTCGCAAGGGCAGGGCACTATCAACGCGACCGGGCTATTTGTAAATGGTGTATCGGTTGGTGGCACTACCGGCACATTTACTGCTGGTACTACCGGACTTAGCGGCGCTACCGCAACTGGGAAATGGACGAAGGTAGGTACCTCCGTGACGTTGTATATGGGCCAGCCGAGTACCATCGTAAGTAATGCGACGACCTTTACATTAACCGGTCTTCCTGGCGCAATTACACCGGCTACAGCTAAATTTACAGCATGTCCTGCTTCATTCCTTAATAACAGCACATTACAAAATAACTTCGCTGCGCAGGTTACTGCTAGCGGCACTATTACCTTCTATGTTGGTGGCACTAGCACAGGCTTCACCGCCGTCAACAATAAAAGTTGGGGTGATGGAACTGCCAACGGCGGAGCCGTATTCGTATACGATATGTCGTAATATGGACAACACACCACAACATCACAGTATCGGCGGTTGGTTCGCTCTCCTAAGTTTAGGTGGGGCCGCTGTTGTCAAGTTTATCTCAGACTATTCGGGATTCTTCTCCGGTGTAGCTAGCATCCTAACTGCTCTCGCAGCCGGTTTAAGTATTTGGTTTACGCTTCGGCGCAAGAAAGCGCCCGAGCTATAAGTTGCCTCTCTGGAGGCCGGTGGAGGATGTATTAAAGTGTTCCTCTCCTCTCTTTAGTCCCCTCCATCGTTATAACTAGTATATGCCTGTCACTGTACAAGATCCGAATGATAATGCTGGCTTTACCGATCGTAAAGGCAGCATACCAGGAGGTGGGCAGTTTACCGCCGTTAACAATGGCCTGAACCTGTCTCCTCAGCAGCAGACGATGGCTAGCTACTGGACGGGTCTTACGGACAAGGCGGCAGCAGCAAATCCGACTACTGCGAATATGACTCCGCAGCAGCTAGATGCCTGGCTGTATAGCGGTGAATCCACTTCCGGTAGTCCGCAGCAGGCCTTTCTTAACGGCATCAATAAACAAGGTATCGGCGCAGCAGAAAATTATCTGATGCCTACTACCGGGTTTGATAAGTGGGCTCCTCTTGCGATTACAGGCGTCTCTCTAGCAGGTATAGGTGGCGGCTTTGCCGCTGGGCTCGCTCCAGCGCTAGGGGCCGCAGGCGCAGGCGCAGTAGGTGGTGTAGCATCAGGTGCTCTAAGTTCCGGTTTGAATAATGGCGCTAACTTAGGCAAAGACATTGCCCTCGGAGCAATAGGCGGTGGAATTGCTGGAGGGCTAGCTCCAGGAGCCTCACAGGGAGTGCAGGATGTTACAGGACTCAGTTCTACAGCATCTAATATTATCGCTAGAGGCGGACTAGGAGCGGCGTCCGGCGCAGCAACAGCGGCTATTGGTGGAGGTAATCCCCTACAAGCGGCAGTGAGCGGAGGCTTAGGAGGGGCAGCTAGTGCGGGCTTAGGCGCTGCTGGAGTCGGCGGAGCGGCTAGCAGCTTTCTCGGAAATGAAATTGGTAATTTCGCAGGTCAGCAATTTGCTGGTCAACCAGGAGGCGCAGCCTCCGCAGGACAACAGAATATGATAGGCGGCGGTTCAATCAATCCTCAACAATCCCAGTTCGGCGGATTAGGGTCGTCTCTCGGCGGCTTATTCGGCGCTGGGATGGGCATAGCTGCTAATAACCAGCAGAGCAATCTTCAACAGAATGCATATACGACTGCTGGTAATGCAGCAAATTATAATCCTTTTAATTTCTCGGGACTTGGCGGACTGGGATCTTCGTTCTCCAATGGTACTGGGACACTCTCCGCTGGAGGCTTTAATCCGAGTGCCTTCCAGGGGCTGACGAATACGGCTCTCGGCTCTGCTGGACAGTACGCTGGTGGCGGACTTCCGCAGGGCGTAGCCTCAGCCGGTAATAATTTGATGTCCGCACTTGGCGGAGCCCAAGGTAACGCACAAACTGGTGCGGCTGGTGGCATGAGTATGTTCGGCGCTGGCGCTAATTTAGTCGGCGGAGCTAACGGTACCTACAATTCAGCTTATAACAACTCGCTGAGTGCGGCGCAGCAAGCTCTACAACAGCCTTTCCAACAGCAGACTAATGCGCTGCGCAATCAGCAATTTGAGACGGGTATGTCCGGTACATCTGGTGGCGCGCTCCAGACTCAGGCACTGGCGACAGGGCAAGGACAGGCGGAGTTACAGGCGCAGCAGAACGCTGTAAGCCAAGCGAATAGCGCACAGAGCATTGCTTTGGGGTATGGCTCAAACCTGATGAATTCTGGCTTAGGACAGTTTGGCAACTTCAATCAGCAAGGTGCTGGATTCGCCGGACAAGGTCTTAATGCGCAGATGGGTCTCGGAAGTTATTCGCC